CTAGCCCTTCGCGTTCTTCTGAGGTATTCGCGCCCCACCTCTGATTACTGCGGGGTATCAGTTATCCCTACGCAGCTTTATAGACGATGCACTAGTATATATCACAACTGTTGTTTGTCAATAGTTGACTTTCTCTTTTTTGGAGATATATTGTACTCATGTTCAAACACATCAAAAATAATTTCGATCTTCGTGATTACTCTGAACGATTTTTGGCTATTACTTTGTCATTCATGGCTGGATTAATGGCCAACATGGGTGAAATTTGGATGGCTGGAATCATCATCTGTGTTGCAATGGTTGATCCTAAATGGTTTAAGGATGTAAAATGAAAAAGAAAAGAACAAAAACCGTACCATTCATCTTAAACGACTTTGATTTTGTATCTTACCTTTTGGAGGATGGTGATGAAAAATTCAATAAGTCTTTGGAGGAGATGCCTTTTACTTTACTTCTGCAAAATTATGCAGACTATTGTGAAGCAATTGGTACTCTTGTCAAGGAAAGAAAATCAAATAGTAAAGATCCTAAAATCAGCAAACTTTATGAACGCAAGTATCTATTGGCCGACAGACTTAAGTTGAAGATGTTTGATACTCAAGAGGAAGCAAGTAGAGCAAATTATCATTACGATAAAATTGCTGATGAGCACTGGGAATTAAAAAATAAATCAAAATGACAAACAAGGATCTTGAAGCTAAAATTTACGAATTTGGTCAAATTTTGTACCGTCTAGGTCGCATGGAGACTGATGACAAAGCTAGCACAAAGGAATATAACAAACTTTGTAAAGAGCGAGAGGATTTGACAAAAGAGTTTGACGAGCACTTTAAGTCTCCAAGCATGAACCGAAAATTGGCAAACTCTATGGGTTTAGTCTAAAGTATCTCCAAAAGTTGCTTTGATCACCGCATCAATATTTTGAATTTTAGATCTGCTCAAATAATCCATAAGCTGCTTGCGGATTTCTTTTTTCCAAGAAGCCAGACCATCCTTTGAAGCATTTTGTGATGCACCAAAAGTTGTTTCAACATTGTACACATTTCCTTCATTTATCTTATTTGACTTCATTGTTTAGCCTGCTATAATAGTTATATCGCGGCTGTAGTATAATGGCCATTACTCTAGCCTTCCAAGCTTGATATGAGAGTTCGATTCTCTCCAGCCGCATTTATGCCAAAACCACGTAAAACTTCTACTCAACCAAAGCGCAAGCCAAAAAAGCCCGAACCTGTAGTGGAAAAGGTTTATCCGGAGTATATTGAAAAATTTAAAAAGGAATTAAAGGAAAAAACTCCTTTTACTTTAAAAGTTGATCAATATTCCAAGGATGCCGCATACCATATTGGTGTTTTGGCAAAGCAAGGCAAAACCCATAGGTGTATTTGGATGGTGGGATTTGCTACTGGCCCAGAATATACTAATCAATTTTGGACATCTCAGGCATACAAAGAATGGAAGCAAAATAACATCTAAATATTTGTAACATGTACGACAAATATTTTATAGCCAACCAATTTTCTTTAAATAGCTCAAAATTACCAAAACACAAAGGGCTATTATTTACTGGTGGAACAGCTGGAACTTTTGGAACAGCAACATTACATCTAGTAACATCTTTAGGAAATACAACTTCGGCATCAATGCTTGTTAATTCAAGTCCATTTATATTACCAATACAAGCATATGCAGTAACTGCATTGCCAACTGGCATCACTGCTTGGTATTTAAATTGATACATGTCGAATGAAGTTCGTTGTTTACTCACAAACGAAGTGCTAAAACCGGGTCAATGGTACTGGTATTCATGGGAAATGGATGCCGCAGTATCAGAAAAAGGTATGGTAGAAATAGAAATTCGTCGTCATGATCCTGACGACGAATTTGCTAAATTGCTATGGGAAGAATGGCGTTGGAGTTCCCAAATAGGTCACATAGACCTTTAACGCTTTCCGCGCATCATTCTGTCAACGATACCTTCAATGCCTTCTTGTTCGTCCTCTTGGCGAGCGTAGTATTCAGCCTCTTGTTCTTCTCTGTGTGCTGTTTCCTTGTCCTCTTCTGTTTCGTAACCAGCTTCTGCTCTGGCTTGTCTTGCAAGCTTTGTTGGTGGACGCATCAAGTTTGGATCAATTGGATTGTCTTCGTCTTCAATGTTATTATCTTTGGCATCTGCTGCAACGTCTTGAGCATCAACCTTACCATCACCAGTCATGTCTACTTGTGTTGGCATAGAATCCTTGGCCTTCTTAGCAGCCAAAATTTCTGCATAAATTTGAGCCGAGGTCTTCTTGACATCTCCAGCAAACTTTGGATCGATGTGGGGACCCTTTGGTGGTCTACCCGGACCATCGGTGCTAGTCATGAGCTCTTGGTGGGCTTTTTCCAAATCAGCTGGGTTTACGCCAACTGGCTTGCCCTTTCCCAAACCAGATTGCAATGATTCTTCAAGCATTGCTCTACCCTTAAAGTGAGCCTCTACAGATGCGGCCTTGAGGCTGTGAATCCACTGATAATAACCTTTATTATTCTTCATAAAATTATTTAGACTTGACATTGCTTCACTTTAAGGTATAATTAAATAATATGGAAGGTATACACGGTGCAGGTAAAGGTGACGCATATCGCCAAGTGAATTATGCAACTTATTGTAAAAATTGGGATAAAATTTTTGGAAAGAAAGAAGCCCCCAAAAAGAAAAAAGGGCTTGACAATAACAAAAAAAAGAAGTAATATATAACATGCCTAATTCGAAACAACGTATTACAGCTCGTCGTCACAAGAAGCGAAAGGACCGTCTTGCACGGAACCGCGCTAATAGCCTCATGGAGGCAAAAGTTGGTACACTTCGTGCGCTTGACGCGATTGGCCAACTCCCTAAGTCTGTCAAGCAAAAGAGATTACCTAATGGCTAAGACTGCCACTAATATGTCCTTATCTGATGTAAGGAGTAAGTATGACAACATCGATTGCTTTTTCACCTACTATGATGGTGAAAAGTCTACGTTTGATTTCTATGGAACTAACGCTTCTGGGAATGAAGTTCGAATTTCCTTGGGTGGTTGTCCAGCATGGATTCGTCATCTGTCATTTGGCCCAAACGACTCCTTAAATATCAGTGATGCTATTGAGCGTCATGTTCGTTACCTTTCCGTCACAGATAATCACGGTAAGGTAGTTTATGAACAATTCTTTGACACTAACTAAAATAAATGAATAACTCAGACTATAACGATTTTAAAAATTGGCAAAATAACGGGGATGATGAAAACAATCCCCATAATCCACATGGATTCTTTTACTATGGACCTGTCAATGACAAGTTCAAGAAGATGTGGGACCAGATTAATAACAATGAAGATTATATGGAATCCATGAAAGATTATCTCAATATTGATGATATTCTGAAGGAGGTCATGAATCCTATGAGTAAGATGCCGAGACCAAATAAACGTCATCAAAAACCAAAAACCACTACCGTAAACTTTACGCAAGATGAGTATATGAAGCTCATTGAGATTCGTGGATATCTTGCTATTACCGAGCAGCATGCTCACGTAAAAGCGTTAGATAAGGTTTTAAACCAAATTACCATGCTTCCCCCCAATGATCCAAGGAGAGTAAAATGAGCAAGTATACTCCCGGTGAAGGTTATGATAAGGGATTTCAGTGCCGTATGAATGGAGGTCAAAAGCCTATTCAGGCAATGTCAGCAACAGACCCATACTGGCAAGAATATTCTACTGGCTGGAATGATGCTGATACAAAGATTATCAACGAGGCAAGAGACAGAAATTCTTGCACTAAACCAAAGTGCTGTAAAAAGAAAAACTTTATTCAGGATTGATAAAATCCCCCGAAAGGGGGATTTTTATCTTTGTCCAAAAACTTTTACAAATTTTGCAAATAAAGATGGATCAAGAACATCTTTTGCAACATCCAAATCATCTTGATCGGGAACGACGTGACTTGGCTGTATTTCAATATTTCTCTTAAGGGTTTCCATACCACTACGCGAACGAGCCAATTCAGAACCAGCCAACTGTGCTTGTGGTTCTGGTCTTCCTCTTTCGCCAACCGTACCTAACACAACTCTTACTGGTTGTTTCATAACATGCTTAACCATTCCTTCATGGGGAACCAATATTGGTTCTTCATGTGGTGTTACTGCTACAGTTGACTGTCTTAATCTATCTAAATGTTTTTTTATTAGTCCTGCGATAGCTCTTTGTCTTGAAGGTGGTTCAGACCATTCTCTTGCCTGACCTCTCAAACGTCTCATTTCAGATTCAATCTTATTTGCTTCTTTTTCACTGTCAGATTCAGATTTTTGTTTTTTTAAATCATAAAAACTTGTTACTACTTTTTCTGGGAATCCTATCTCTTCTACGCCACGGGTACCGAATGTAGCTCTATGATTTTTAAAATTTGCAACAAATGTCTGTCCGCGTTCATCTACACCCACTCCATCTTCACTTGTATCTGAAACATGCTTTTTAGAAGTTTCTATAGTCTTATTTAAGAATGGTTCTGTGATCTTTTTAGTCAAATTGCCAAGTGATGAAAAAAATGTGGCTGCACGCCCATATTGTTCGGCATCGGTTTTATTTATTTTTCCAGATTTTATTCTTAAAATTTTTTCATCATCTAATGGCTCAAGAACAGCACTTGCAGCTGCATTGAAATGTGGATCGCCTTTTTCTTCGTTGATAAAATCTTTGCCCGGATAATTGATCCAGTACAGATCATGGTCTCCACTTATTGGGTTTATACTTTTGATACCGATCTTTGCTTTTTTATTTCTTCTTTGGAATCTTTGAAGATAATTTTTGGTTTCGCTATCGGGAACGTCTTTCCATTGCTTTGCGCTCTTGAAAGAAATGTACTCTTCTGGGCAAACTTCAAACACTTCACAATTATCGAAGTATTTTGGCTTCTTCCTTCTCTTCAAACCCATTCCGAGTATCGGATCATATCCCGCTAGACCACCTTGGGAAACTTCTGGTGATGCAGGAACTGACAAACCACCCGGACCCGGACCAGCACCGCCACCAGTAGTCATGTCTTCTAGAAGTTGAATGTAACTCAATTCCTCATTTACATTTGCTGCAACAAAACCTTCCATAAAAAAATTGTATTCTTCGGATGGAAGGTCAAATTGTTCACCAAACATATTCAAGGTTGCCATATAGTTTGACAATTTTGCTTTTGTCGTTCCATATGGAAGTTCTTCGAATATCTTCTTTAATTTTATTACCAAATATTCAAATGAATCTATGCTGCTTTCTGGTTTTATTATATTTCCATTGGCATCTATCGTACCAGCACTATATGCTTCAAGTGAGGTGTAGGGCGCACTAATGCCCTGTGCTAACTTGTAGAAGTAGAATGATGGTACGTAGGAACTAGCTTTCATACATTAATATTTATGGATTAAAAGGTAGTGTTCCATTCCATGTAGTTGTTCCTGCTGGCAATCCTTGTGTTGGGCATACAGGTGGATTTGTTACTATTGGTAATTCATATGTATTTGTTGTCCACCAGAGACCCTTTTCATGGTTTCCATTGTCTATGAAGTTTGTGATGCCTGCAATGTTATATGTTGCTCCACTGGCATCGCCCAATCTACTTCCTTTTACATAAATTGGCTGTATTGCTTTATGTAAGAAAGTTATTCTCCATAAGTAAGAACCATTCTTTAGTTGAGCTCCAGAGAAAGCATATTCTTTTTCTCTCCAATTTATTGGAGCAAGGTACATGGTTTCGTGTACAATACCATTTCCCATAGTATTGCAATTTTCAACAACTTTATTTATTCTATAACCACTGTGTAACCATGCTTTATCTGCGCATACGCCACCCAAAGTAAATCCAGAAACACCACCGGGAGCGTTGAAAAGTGCATTCGCTCCTTTTGGATGGAATTGCGCAACTTCACTTGGATTTGTTACAGGCCAACGAGCAAGTGGACCGAAAGTTTGATTATAATTTACTCCAAATTCAGTTCTATCTGGGTGAATAATACAAGCAACGCTTGGACTTCCCCATTGTTCTAATGTATCCATCTTGTGGAGATATGCGTGTCTAATATTTTCTGCCCAATAGTGATTTACATCACCATAGAATATTGTTGCTCCTCTTATGGATATACTTCCATCCCAATAATCTCTAACGATATCATACGTTATTCCTGTAGGTTTTAAGTAGAAATAAGGACTAATATTATTTTTATAATTTGTATCTGTAGTTGACCAAGTATTCAAAATAGATGATATTCCGAACGAAGGTATGTGAACCCAGTTTTGGTATGGCTTTTGTGGTATCGAAGGATCATTCAACCTATTTCTTTGTTCAATAGCATTGAAAACTTCTGTTGTTGCCATTTCTCGGTGTTGGCCAAGATCAGTAATGAATCCCATCCAACCAAGAGGATACCAGTGAGTATCATAATTTCTATAAATTGTACCCGGAAGAAGCGTTACTCCCGGAATAGGAATTCCACATGGTGTGAAATAATTACCATTTGCTGCACCATTTGCAAGTCTAGCCCATTCTGCAGAAAGCTGACCTTGCGTATAACCAAATATAGCTGCACGCATACTCATTGGAATTATTCCAATAGGACCAATTCCATCGTTTGCCTGAGTAATACCCCAAAGATCATTGAATAAGTAATCTAATGTGTATGTTGTTTGGTCATTGCAACCAATACAAGTTACGCCAAACCCAGCAGAAATGCCTGTAAATGTTGCCGACATTGAATCTGAACAGTATATGCAGCTGAATGTAAATCCACTTCCAGAAGCCATGGTTATACCACGCCATCTTCCCGGAATATGTACTTGTTTTACTGTACTTACTCCAGTCGGCGTGCCTATAAGATACGCAGATTGTGGAACATTTCCCCAACTTGCACCGGAATATCCATAACTATTCCCTGTAAGTGTTCTATTTCTATCGAACACTTTTCTTGCACCCATATTGTTGATCATATTGGTCGTAGCGGTTGCATCAGTTGGTGTTGAGTTCAGTCTAATATCAGAAACATAATCACCATACGGTGTGCCAGAACCCAGCCATGTTCCGTATGTGCTAGTTGAAGATCTGGTGCCAGTTTTATAATATGCCAACTGATTGGTACTATATGCAAAATCACCTTTAAAATCAAAGAATCTAAATTTATTTGGCGATTTGCCTTCAGAATCAGTTAAAGGATATAAAGAATTATAGGTCGGTAATACCATACTCAAAGGAGTTGGAGTTCCAGAAGAATCTAAGTAAGTATTTCCTACAAACGCTGCATATCCGTCTACATAACCATAATTGAATATTGCATGCGTTTCATCTGCTGTATTTCCTAACATCAACTCTTTGAATGGTGTTACTATTCCATCTTCTATGAAGTAGGAAAGCATTTCAGTTGTAACTTCTTGGAAAATATTTTTGGTGAAGTTTCTTGGGTCCGATCCACTTACAGTATCTTTATTTGTATTCAAACCATAATTTAAATTATCTATGTATCCTACTTGTGTTGAGTTTGTAGTGAAACCTCTCAACAATAATAGATCTCTAAAATTAGTTACGCCAGCAGATCCAAATCTGGTAGTTTTTGTAAACATGCATTTTGGTTGTGCTGATATACCAGTATAACTTACATACCAGCTATTACCAGATGAACTATTATTTTCTTTAAACGTGTTATATTGTATGGCATAATCCGTAGTTTTAGAATTTATACCATCAGAAAGTTGCTGATAATATCCTTCATCATCTAGGGTCAACATTCCCATAGTAAACCCATTTTGTAACATATAATTGAAAATATTTCTAGCTTCTTTTTCTACAAATGCACTTTTTCTGGCATGCCATATTGATTTATAACTAGATTGCACTCTCGTAGAAGATACAGAACCAGTTGTGTTTAAATAATAGTTAAATGCCGAAGAAGAATTGTCTACACCCTCCGCAAATTCTGCTTGGGCTCCCCACATTCTAAATGAAGATGCGAATGAACCACCAGCTCCAGAATTTCCAGAGATTTGAAATGTAATACCAGATGCTGCTGATACCCCGACCTCTACTTGGTATCTCCCCCAAGTAGTTCCCAATGTTACATTTACATTGGAACCAGATGTTCCAATTATATTGGAACCATTTACAGAAACATTAACTTGATTTCCCGCTGTAAGACCTTGCAAGAAAACGCTATATGTATATGTCACACCACCTCTTGGCAAAGCAGCAGATGTAGAGATTCTTGGCGTTAAAGATCCGGGGAAAGATATGAGACTTGCAGAAAGGCTTCCGGTGGCAACTCCATTTGGACCAGTGTGCCCTATAGATGTTACTGCCGCACTTCCAGCCAATGACCAGTTTGAATTTGAAAAACTATTTCCAGAAAGAATGTAATTAAATCTGAATAAAATTTCATTACCGGTGACCCCACCAGTGGTTTGATTGTATGCTGACCAAAGTTTGTTTGGTGAGAACAATCTTCTTTCTGAAGGTATCCAGCTATAACCATCTATTATGTGTTGAACAAGAGCAGTTGAACCGTGAGCAGAATTTCCCATAACAAAATTTGCAGGAGGTAGTGGTTCATTTAAAATAGGAAATTCATGAAAAAAGTATTGGTATGAAAGAGGAGCACCAAATCCGGGCATATTATTTAATGTGCCTACACCCGTCCAACCAAAATAAGTAAAACCCGTATCTTCATTCATATTTCCAGAAGATACGGCTGCTGGTGTAGGTCCTTGGTATCCGGGATAATATGTTATATATGGATAAAAATAACTTAAACCTTTTTGGTCATTGTATTGTGTTGGCCAACCAGTAACCCCGCCCGGATACCCATAGGGTGAAGGCCCATAAGCAAAAAGAAAGTTAATTTGTGACGTTAAAGGAGCACTTCTTCTATCTGTTCCACCATCAGTATCCGTAGAATCTGCTAAACCTTCAAATTCTTGTTCAGAGTACCCCAAGGAAGCCGCGAGCGCAACTGCTTGTGCATAGTCCATGGCGTGACCAAATTGGTTCACGAACATGTTCAAATCAGGGTTAAAGGAATAAACTAGACCATTGTAGCTGAAGCTTGATGGTGAGCTTGAGTTCCTAGATTCTTTAAGAATTCTATAATCAATTCTGTTAAGTTCATTTCCATACGAAGCCAAGAACATGTGAAGTGGGTTATAACGGTTTAGCATGATTTTCCTTGTATAGTATTTAGTTTTTGGTTTGAGAAAGCTTTCTGTCAACCCTAGGATCGGTGTTTAATTGCAAATAATTTACTTCTGGAACATTTTTTACAGAAAAATTTAAAAATACTGTAAAAGATTTTAAATAAGAGTGTAATCTAGGTTCCAATTTGAAAAATAGTATTCTAGCGCAATTTTCATCACCGAATACATTTTTTAAAATTATAAGATGGTTTATTATAAGTCTCTCTCTTATAGACTTAAGAGTTTTGTGCTTATGAATTTTTTGAAGTAATCTTTTAATATATTTGATGCGTTTTAAATCATCAACAAATTCATTTTTTCCAGAGCACTCTGGATTAAAATAACATCTCTGACAGAATTCCAAAAAATCAGATTCTGTCAAAGGTGTGTATTTTTCTTTCATTTGTTCAGTGCATGCAACCACAGTCAGAGCCTACCGAATCACCGTTATATGAAGAAGTTTCAGTAGGCAGAATAACCATATTGACTTTGCGTAAGCCATTTGGGAGTCGCACTACATTTACAGATAATTTTAATGAATGGCCTAGCTTTTCCTTGATACCGTCACCCTGAGCGAATCCCTTTTGATTGACATCATCATAAGGATTTTGTCCATACACTCCCAGTTGTGGGCTACCATATTGAACTAGTTCATAACTATTTTCACCGTCTTGAAGCTTACCATTGCACATGAAATCCAAACCAAAGTGGTTTAGCTTTTGCTTTACGACGCTTGTGATTCCATCCGGATCTATATAATCTCTGCTGGAAAATCCGCTTAATAATGCATTGATGGCATCGATTGAAAAGGGAAGCTTAACATTAAAGGTTCCCTTGTCTGTTAGAGCTGATGGGCCTTTTGGTGCTTGCGGATCACCGATATAAAGACCTCCACCAAAGGTGTGTTCTGGTGCATTTTCGACAATTGTATTGATTTTTCCTAGTAGTTGTTTGAATTTCATGGCTTCTCTCTTATTTAGGTTAATTTTTTGTGTTTCTGTATTCCATTAAACCGAACAAATCAGAATTATAAGACTTGCCATGTAAATTTTTCAATGCTCTTTCAGCAATGTCTTCGGACAACTTCTTCCACTTTCCGCCCTTGCTCTTGTAGCACTTTGCAGCCCAAGCATTGGCGTAGGCAGATGGGTAGACATCAAACTTTTTCTTTGCTTGGGCAACGCAAGAACTCCATTGTTTTGGGTTCTTTGGTTTGTTTTCTTCCTTCAACATTGCGCTTACTGGCTTCGCACTCCATGTCTTGCAGGCCCAGTAACGAGCCTTCCATCTTGGTCCCGGAGTATCGCAATTGTGTCTGGCTCTGAAGTTTCTGCGACGATCAGGATCATCGCGCTTGATTTCCATGTTTGGATCACCAAAGTTTACTTTTACGACATTTCCTTTGTCGTTCTTTACATAAACTTTGTACTTCTTTACATCCCCACGCATAATTTTGTTTAACTTTACTTTTTTCTTTTCTTCTTCGTGAAGCTCTAAATTCTCACCGAATTCATTTAACTCATGGCCTTCTGATGTGTCTACAAAACCCATAACGGTCTCGGGATCAAAAGACTCATAAACTTCACAGCCCTTTTCATCGGTCAATGTTAACTTTATCTTGCTTTCATTAACCTCAATTAGGTCAACATTAAAAATTTGACCAGACTCATTTATGATAATATCAAATGGAAGTAACTCTTTAGCTTCTATTGTCGCAAAAGATAGTGGAATGAGTTCTGTGTTTTCTACTAAGAAATAGTCAAAAGACTCTTTTAACTTTGTTACACCAGTCTCAACAAATACTGGCTTTTTGCCTTTTCCCTTTACCGATCCCTTTTTGCCTCTTCCAGCTTTCTTCTGGGCCGATCTCTTTCTTCTTACAAATGAGCCTACTTTTTCTTTGCCGAGTTTATCTGCTTTTTGTCTGCTCAAGCACGCTGAATAAGGTTCGCCTTCCTTTGCATCACCACACTTACCTATTCTTTCACCTTTTGTGTTGTAGCGATCCCATCCCGGTCCACCACCAGCTGATTCTTTGTTGAACCACTTTCCAAGGCCAGAGTTTGCATAAACCTTTTCTGTGATGAACTTTATCTGTTTAGAAATCATTTCCAGCTTCCCTTATTTTGCTTTTCACCATTTTTGTGTCCATTATCGGATCTATTTGATGACCGATCTCTGACACGTAGATTATTTATGCCCTTTGAACCACCATGTCTTAAAGGCTTTTTGTGATCTATATCTTTCCCGTCGCCCTTTTTAACCTTGCCCTTTTTAATCATCAATTCTCTGGCAGCGGTTCTCGCGGCTCTTTCTTTTCTTTGCTTTGGTTTGCCGTGGTAATTCTTATATTCTTTTTTGTAATCTCTCTCGTATTCTTCCTCAACCATATCCAAGAAGTTGTGCATTAGTTCTGGGTTTTCCAAAACTCTTACCATCACTCTTTCATATAGTCTCTTCAATATGGAATCATAATTGCATTCTTCTGTTTCTTCAAGAAGAACGCTGATATCGCCATCGAAAAGAGAAGCTTCATCCTCTGTCAATACCCCGGCCTTTGTCATTGAAGTCAGAACAAAATTATTTGTCAAAGCCTCAATCAGAATATCGTTGACGAGTACTTCTGCTTCTCCCAGCATCTGGGTGGTAATTTTTTCATTATTTTCTACTGGGATTTTTACTGTTTTCTTGCCGATTCTAACATAGTTGTATTGAACGGCATTTAGATCTTTGGGAGAGAATCCCGGTAAAAGGCTAGCGTTAAGACTAAAATCATTGTTTGACATCAAATTACCGATGATTAGTTCCATCGGATTTATGGACTTGATATCGACTAAAACATCCTTTAAAGAACCCTTGGTTTCTTTTGCTTCGACAATGGCTGTATACTTTTTCATCTTTTCTGCGGATGCTGTGTTATAACTTCCTATATTAGAAGTTGTCATTACATCTTTAGATGGTTTCATTTCTAGATCTGCACTTTGTGCAAGAACATCGAAATATTCATCAGTCATTGGAAATACACCATTGACTGTTACAAGATGATTAGGTGCCATTTCCGGTGGAACAATGTTGTCTCCTCTGAGCATCGTCTTCAACAATGTTGAAGCTATCGCAATTTTGAGGGGTGACTTTTCGGAAGATTTAGCACCTTTCAGAAGAGATTTTCCGGCTTCAAGCCATCCCTCCCGATATTTGCTCAACGACGCAGCTGGATTCAATTCTCCATTTTCATCCAGTACTGGACCAAGATCATTTCCTTGCGAATCCTTTAATTTCATGGATTGCAATTGTTTTGCCATGTTTTCATCTTTTAAGATTGCTGGTAGCATTTCATCAGGAATCAAAACTGTAGAAAACTTTGATGTAAGTTCTGTGCCTTGTTGTGCCAGAGCCGACAGTTTAGGATCATTTTGTACTATTGCACCATTATTTACGGCCTGCATCAATGCATTGCCCAATAGTCCTTTGAATGATTTATTTGATTGATCAAACTGGCTTGTTGAAAATGAAACTTCACCGCCTGCGGATACTCTAAACCTATAATCACCGCATTGCATGTCGGTGGAGCCTTCTGCATTTACACTCTTTGTTCCAGATTCTACATTTGAAACCAAGTTTTGAATGCATTCGTCTCCAATTTGAGACAAAATTTTCTTGGCTGTAAAGAATGCCTGTCTTGTAAATTCTGTTGCTGCGGGTGCTATAGCAGCATATGTTTGCATTTCTTGTTCGCCAGCACCAGCTTTGATCTTGGCCAAGAATACCAAGGCATTCAACACCTGTTGGTTATATGGAAGATTTGATATGGGGCTAATGTTAAACTTGACGCTTAGAGCTTCATAGCTCATATTATCAAAATCAACGTTAGATGGTGGTTGTCGTGTCATCTTGAAATACTCTTGACGCATTTCAAGGGGCATCTGTGCTAGCTGTGCACCATCCATCTGTGACATGGCCTTGAAAATGTCTTCCTTAGACATTCTCTTGCCCTTTTTCTTCTTTTCTTCGCTTTCGTCCTCTGCTTTTTCCTTTTTCTTCCCGCCCTCTTTCTTTTCTTCGCCTTGTTTTTTTCCTTCTTTTTTGCTTGGCTCTTTTGTTTTTACATCGCCAAATAAAAGCTGAGAAGCACGGGTTTGTTCAAACTTTGGGTCTTTTGTGGCTTGTTGGGCTTCTTCAACGCTCATCTCCTCTTTGCTGATTCTGTCGTGTCTGTTTTTGTCAAAAGAATCTTTAAAGATTAATTGAACGCGACCCGAGGATGTTCTAACCAAAATTACTTCTTTGATAAGTTCTTGCTTGGACTTCTTTTCTCTTGGAACTTGTCTTGCTCTTTCTGCACGCTTGCGTGCAGCATCCTTTGCCTTGTTGTCGGAGGCAGTGGATTTTAGTCTGTCCTTACGCATAGTTTCACCCGTTTTGGGTGTTTGAGTAGATGCGCGGGCTTCGTCCAATTTTAATATAAGATCAGTGAAGTTCATCTCAAATTATTTAGCCTTCAGAAGATTCCTTATATTTTTCCAATGGGTTAAAAAGTTTTAAATTTTTGTAGCTTTTTGCCTTGCCCGTTGCAACTTTTCTTAAGTTTGCGTAATCAAGATTGTTTGTTTTGGCAAACTCGCTTATATTTGGAACTTGTAAAATTTCATTGGTATTCGTATCAATGAATATAGCTGAGTTCGTAATTGCTATCTTTTTCTTCTTTGGCTTCTTTTCTTTTACATTTGCACCATTTGTCTCTTTTACAGCCCGGATTTCAACGGCAGTCCAACCTTTGTAAGTCTTTCTTTTTCCGTTTAAAAGTTCGCAAATCTTTACAGCAGTTAGGCCATGTTGCTTTCCAAACTCTGTCATATTTTCAAAGAATACTTTTTCTCCTGTGTCTGCTCTTTTTAGCCAGTAACCGTTCTTTTCTTCTATGGGACTCTTCCAGAGCCAATAACGACCCTCTTGAATAAAGAACCCTCCATGTTGCTGAACGAAAGCTGCTCTGAATTTTGTTGCTTTAGAGTTGTCATTCATCTGTGTCCAGAGTTTTGAACCTCTGGTATTCACCATATCCTCCAAAGTTTTAATCTCTTGGTAGTGCATTTGCTTCCTTATATTTTTTAATCAAATTAAAAAGATGCTTAACGTAGTGTAAAGGCTTTCCTTGGAAGACTTGCATTATTCCATCTTCGCAAGCAATAATAATTGCAAAATTATCCACAACAATTCCTGTTCTTTCTTGGAACATGAGTGCATATGCTGTAGCCTGAGCAAAGTAGTTGTCGATATCTTCTTTGCGTTTTTCCTTGGTGCTTGCTTTGAAATCTATTATCGAAAGCTTACCATCATATTCTGCGATACAATCTGTTCTGCCAGCAAGACCTAAAGTCTTGGACCAGAGGGGTGTTTCGATTGCAATGATGTTATCAATTTTGTCTATTTCTGGCTTTATCAATGAAAACAAAGATTTTTGCATAGAATGCACTTCATCTAAATTTATGTTTTCATTTTTGATGTAATTTTCTAGGAGAGAGTGAAATTTTGTTCCTCTGGAAGTAACTCTTTTACTTTCCTCTGGATTCTTTGCTCTCCATTGCGAGAAAAACTTTTGTTTTTCAAAACCTACAACACTGGTTACACTAGGAAAAACACCGTCTGGAGTTTCATAAAATCTCTTTCCATCGGTGTTTACTTCTTTTAAAGAAGCTTCTATTTTTATTGGTTTATGATTAAATTTTTTAAAATCGGATAAAGACATAATAATTCACTGTATAATGACACATATATTTAACTTTTCCAGAATTATTGTGAAATTCTAAGAAGTCTTGCCATTCTTGCCATTCCCATCACATCGCCAATAAGATTGACATCTCCTTTGATGAGAGCACCCTGTTCTCCAACTTCTTTTAGCTTTTCTTCTTCGTCTGCACCTCCACCTAGACCAAATCCAATTGGTGGGATTGGTGGAACTCTTGGCGGAACTTTTCGTGTAACTGGAACTCTTGGCGGAACTCTCCGTGGAGCTCTCCATGGAGCTGGTGCTGGAGCTGGTGCTGGAGCTGGTGCTGGAGCAGGAGATGGTCTCCGTGCTGGAGCAGGAGCTGGTGCTGGAGCTGGTGCTGGAGCTGGTGCTGGAGCTGGTGCTGGAGCTGGTGCTGGTGCTGGAGCTGGTCTCGGTGCTGGAGCAGGAGCTGGTCTCGGTGCTGGAGCTGGTGCTGGAGCAGGAGATGGTCTCGGTGCTGGAGCAGGAGCTGGTCTCGGTGCTGGAGCAGGAGCTGGTCTCGGTGCTGGAGCTGGAGATGGTCTCGGTGCTGGAGCTGGAGATGGTCTCGGTGCTGGAGCTGGAACATTCGGTGTCGGAGTTATTCCCGGCTTTACTGATGGCAACTGAGCTGGGGCTGGTGGTTGCTTGGGCACTGGAGCCAATGGATGTGTTGTCGGGACCTTAAACTGATCGGGATCAAGTGTAGGTCTCGGAGCATATGGTTTTGCTGGAGGAAGCTCTGTTGGTTTCGGAGCTTGTCTTGAAGCTGGGGCTGGCGGTGCAACTGGTTTCGGTGTTACTGGAGTTGGTGCAGGAGCAGGAGCTGGTTGTGCTGGAGGCGTTGGAGCCTGTGCAGGTGCCTGTCCCGGTGGGGGTGTTGTTGGCTTTGGTTGCCCCGGTCTCCAAAATGGTCTGTTTGGATCAAACTGTGGTGGCGGTTGAACTGGTCTTGCACCGGGAAGAGCTGGCTTTGGTGGTTGATAAGGAGAAGGAGTGGGGGCTGGAACGCTAGGTCTGACAGAGGGTCTTACTGATGGCTTTACTCCCTTTGCTGCGCCCTTTGCAACATTCTTTACTACAGTTTTTACCAATGTTCCAACAAACTCATTCAAATTTTGTTGATAACGCGCCTCTAAAATTTGATGAATTATTGGATTTAACTTTTTCATTACATCGATTTTCTTTTGCTTGCTGCTCTGGCAATTCTTTCTTCCATCTCAGCTTTCTTTTGCTTTTCTTCTTCTGCTTCTTCTGCTGCGTTTTGGGCCATCTTATTTGGATCGCCTCCAGCAATACCTGTTGGCTTTGTATTTAGTTGCTCTGAAGAAGTTCCCTTTCCTGTCATCTTTCCGTAGATATCATAGATTCCTTTGCCTGTAACATCGGCAACTGTGGTTCCCTTTTCATCTACTTCTATATTAGAAATTGCTTCACCCGCTTTATAGCCACCATAAGCAGCCAATCCAGCTAATGCACCTGTTCCAGCAGCAACGCCAGCAGCCTTTAGACCAATAAGACCACCACCTTTAAGAGCAGTTCCTGCTGCAGCAGCAGCTGTACCGAAGCCTGCACCACCTAAAGCTTCACCAGAAATATCTCTTGCAACTTCATTTTCAACGCCAGCAACATCCATAACTGTATCAGAAATTCCTCTTCCAACTTGATAACCTACCATTCCTGCGCCAAATCCTGCAAGACCTCTTCCTAGTCCTTTAGCAACATTGGTAACTTTTTGTCCACCTGATGTTTTTGCTGTAGTTTGCGGTGAAGATGTGTTTGTTTTTTGTTGTCCTGAAGTAGGTGTGGTTTTTGATTTTCCTGCGGCAGATCCGGGCTTTGGATTGGCTCTTTCGGCAGCTCTTTGTTGTTCTGCCCATTGCTTGGCTTTAGTTTCTCTTGCAATATCTTCCGGTGTTCTTGCGGGAGGAGGTGAGGGGGGTGTTTCTTTTGGCTGGGCTTTTGGAGCTTCTGGTTTTGGAGCTGCTTTCTTTGGAGCTTCTTGTTTTGGTTTTTGAGTTTTTACTGATTCTCCTCTTGCTTTAGCTCTCTTATTTTTTAGCGTTTCTCTCATGCTCGTAGCTTGTTCTTCGTTTTGAGCATTACCTTTAACCCAAGCTTCAATTTGATCATCGGTCATTTTGCTGATGTCTTCAAACAACTTCATTAAGTTGTCATACTTTTCTTGAAGTTGTACAGCCTTGTAGTAATAAAGTTTAGTTACTTGGTCCATGATTAGATCCTATATGATTTTGGTGCGGTTTGAGATGCTGACTGTGTCTTCGTGCCAGTTTGTGTTTGGCTTGCCATTTTTGATTCAGCTTCTTTTCTTCTTACTTCATCAGCCTTCTTTGCTAAATCTGCAACAACAGCACGATTTTCCGCTTCCTTTGCTGCTTTTTGTTCTGGTGTTCTAAATTTAATTTCTGCTTCACGCTCAACCATCCCAGCAATCTTCTCGTCAGACATATCTTTTGAGCCTTCTAGTTCTCTTTGAGCTCTTAGTTTGTTGACTGCAATTGTTCCTCTGCCAGAGGAAGATTGTTTCGACACATCAATTTGGCCCATTCTAGCGAGTTTTTCTTCAGCTTCTTGTCTTCGTTCTAAGTTTCTTCTCTTCCAGTATTCAGTACGTCCTTTGACAAATTTTTCTCTATCAACATTGGGTGGTGTTGCTTGTGGCTTGTTTTGCTTATCACCAAAGATTCCGCTTTGACCGCCCCTATTCGGATCGTTCATTGCAGCTATTTGATCCGGGGTTTGTTGAGTTATGTCTTTACCAACAAATTCTCCAGATTGAGGTTGTTGTTCGGGCTCCTCTACTGGAGTTGGTGCAGGAGTTTCTTCTGCTGCAGCTGCTTGTGTTTCATCTGCGGTTTTTGTTTCTGCATCGGTAACCCAAGATGGTTTTGGGCTATACATAGCACCGGATGCTGTTTGTCGTGTAACTGGGGCACCAGTTTCTCTGCGCTCTGCTTCGTCAGCAGCCAATTGTTCTAAGCCTTCTTCGCGCTTTAATTGGCCAGCAAGTTCACGCATTCTCATTTGCTCTCTTGTGAGAGGTGTACCGGGCTTAACATCCTGTTTGTCAACCTCTCTCATCAATTCATCGGAAGTTGGCATTGCAACACCAGCTGCACGTTCCATCTCGGATTGTCCTGCGGTTTTTGATGTCGCAGAACGCATTCTATTTTTTCTAGCTCTTTCTTGAGATTCTGCTGCGGTCATCGCAGGAGCTGGAGCCATAAAGTCTTTAGCTTTTGCTGTTAGGCCGGAAATAAAATCATCCCAGTAACCTTCATTCAAACTTCTGAATGGATTGGTATCAACATTCTTTGTAAAGGCTTTACATTCTGGCTTAAATCTTTTTTCATTATTTTGAATAAGATCTAATGCTTGACGGATACCGTTTACGGTGTTAGAATTTGATCCGTGTATTTGTTGTTTAAATGGCTTATTTTCTTCCAAGATAGTTTTAGCACTGTCAACCAATCTAGATGGTTTCTTGACCTGCTCATTGATTGACTTCTTGGAGGTCATAAAGTCTTTAACTTCCCAATAAAATTGTCTATCTGATTTTTTATCCATGGCTGTAAAATATTTAGAATTTCATAAATACTTAAAAGGTATGAAAAAACAGGTACTCCTGTTAAACCAAGATAATACTCCCCTGAATATTATCACTATCTCTAAAGCTTTTAAGCTTGTAGCCAAAGATAAAGTTTGGCTAGATGAATCACAAGAATGCTACGAGGTAGTTTCTGTATCAAAAATTGTCAAAATTCCAAAAGTTTTGATACTAAAATATTACGTAAAATTGCCATTTAAAAAGGTGGCTGCAAATCGTAAAAATATCATGCAACGTGACAAATATTGTTGTCAGTATTGCGGCATCGATCTTTGTGATCGTACTGCTACAGTTGACCATATTGTTCCTAAATCCAAAGGTGGCGGTTCTACTTGGGACAATCTTGTAACTGCGTGCAAAGATTGCAACTTGTTTAAAGGAAACAGAACTCCAAAAGAAGCAAAAATGGTTCTCAAATCAAAACCAAAAGAACCATCCTATGGATTTTTGTTTGAGCAAATGCTAATTAGTTTTAGGAAGACTTAATATGCCAAATTATTCATTCAAGTGCGAGGCATGCGATCATTCATTTGAGTTATTTTTGAAAATGAGTGAATCTGACAATCCTATCAAAGAAAAGTGTCCAAACTGCAAAAAGAAAAAGATTATTAAAGACTGGAGTCAGCAAAGCAATTCAATTGCAATGGATACGACATTGACTCCAACAAAAGTTAATGGTGGGGCATGGAAAGAAGTTATGGATAAACTTAAGGCAAATGTGCCAAAGAGATACCATGACAAATTAGACTATTCTTCAAAATTAAACGGTGGAAGATTTGTACGTTAATTTTTGTTATTGACCAAATATTTTAAAATGTAATAACTGTCTACAATGTCAGTTATTGGATTTGACAAAGTTTTTTGCCCAAAACTTAATAATAAATTGGTATTGGTTTCTTTGCTGAAGGTCTCGTACATTAGGGCTTTATCAGCGTTACCTTTGCCTGTGGCGTGTTTCTTTGACTTGGATGGCTCTACGACCGTCAGAGGAACCCCGGCCTTGTAGAGCTTGTGTTTAAAGATTCCCATATTCTCGGCCAAATGGAATACTCTTCCCTGAGAACCATACGAATAGCCTTCTATGGCTACCTCGGAGGCTCCAATACACAAATTTATAGCCCAGTCTGAAATACTGTCAAATCTATCAACATCGGCCACATATTCCTGAAAACTTTCACCAGTGATGTTTGGTAAAATTTTATCTGCGTATTTTTTAGTATTTGTTAGGTAGTAAAAAAAACAGTTATCAAATGTAAATGGCTTTCTCTCGTCATATAGACAGAGACACGGGCATGTTATCGAATAATCTACACCTATTAACATGTGGAACATAGATATTTATTCTTCGTACCAAGGCCAATCACAGAACCTTTCTTTCATAATATTATCTATCCACTCGTAATAGTAACAAACTTTTATGGCTCCATTATCTATTACATTCCCAGAAGATGGATCTACACCGAAGAATGATATTATTCCTGCCAATTTTCCAGAGTCTTCAAAAATTCCGCCACCCGAATCACCATAATAAACTGAGCCATTGAGTGCAAGCATTCTCATAACTTGGCCCCCGTCTTCAATAAGAGAGCCGTAATAGCGCATTAGACCCTTCTCGCTGACCTTTTTGTAGCCAAGGCTCCACCCAACAGTAATAACTTCTTCTCCCGGAATTAGATCCCACGGTATTTTTGAAAGTTCTGCTGGAGGTTCATAACAGTCTTCCTCTAAGATGCAAAGAACAATATCGTTCATTGGAAACCCCGGAACATATGGACTTGCTTTGTGTACTTTACCAATTCTTAAAAATTGTCCTCCATGAGTCCAAAAATATTTTGGAGGATCGTCGGACAATGCAAAACAATGCTGTGCACTAAGTATTGCATTTCTATGAATAAGAACCGCAGATCCTATTACATCACCTGATTGTGTAACTATAGCACCTACACAGGAGTAGCGGTCATCCTCAGCTAGCCCGATGGAATCG